AGCTGATCTCGTTGGTGCTCTGGTTGCCCGCCTCTCCAGGGTCTGCGCTGTGCAGCGAGATGTAAAACGAACCCGCCGTGGCGCTGTTCTGCAGGCCGCCAGCGTCGCCGATGCCGGCCCAGTCGGTGTTCAGGAACAGGAGGTCGAGGAGTGCCGCTTCGGCGGCGTTGGTCATGGACATGGTTCAGGCCCTTTCAATCGGTTACGGCAGTGACGGATTGGCTAATCATCTGCTATTCCGTTTCAATGCGAGAGATTCGCCCCTTTTCGCGAACGACGCGCTTGGGTTTGGAGATAGCTTGCAGCGCTCGCTCGGTATTCTCTAGGCTGGTGTCTGTAAAATTGTTGACTGCGGAGCCAACTTCCTGCACCGCATCACCCACTTTACCAACGGCCTCGCCCATTGTAGCAGCCATTTTTTCAACTGCAACACCCAGTGCGTCTCCAATGCTTTCGCCAATAATAGAAGTAGATTCCTTAAGTCCAGACACTGCCTCTTGCACCGCAGCCGTGCGAGCGGTGAGTTGCTGCAATGCTACGGATTGCTGGGCTTGGATCTCTGCATCCATAGACTCTATCTTCTTCAAGCGCAGTTGATTTTCAGTGCGCAAGGCCTCAACCTCAGCAGCTAACTTAGCTTCCACCAGCGGGGACACGGGCTTGGTTGCCGGTGCAGCACGCGGTGCAGGCTGCGCAGGCGGTGGCATGGGCATATCCTCTTGACTACCCATGATCTGCGTAAAGTGGCGTGCCAGCGCACGCCTGTTTTCATTCTCTTCCTGGAGCTGAGCAATACGTTCCTTAGTCTGGTTGGTTTCCTTAGTTTTCTGTAGAGAGACCATCAGGGCTTCAGATTTTTCCTTCAGCTGCTGCTGCATCTGCTGCATCTGCTGCATTGCAACGCGGAGCTGTTGCTGAAGCTGGGCAACCTCAGGGTTATCCACGGTAAAGAACCTACTGCCATCTTGATAGCCGAGGTGACCAAAGATCTCTTTTCCAACCTCTACCATGTTAACCCCCGGTACGGGGTTGCGCAACATGCCCGAGTACATATTCATCGCAGTGAGGAACTTCTGCAACTTCTGTCCAGGATCTGTAGCCCCCATGCCCACGTTAACCGTGAGCGTTATTTCTTGATTTAGAAGCTCGTCGGTAACCTCGTCAACACCAAATCGTTGGAGCAGCTTGGCGTTCTTGGCGGCGAGGCCAAGGATTACACGATCGGTCTCATATTCCTGCTCTAACAAAATTAACAGGCGCAGCACTGGTTGGATAAATGTTTCAACGTACGTGCGGATTAGATACTCGACCAGCGTGCCATTGCTCTGGTTGAGCATGCTCATGTTGCGGGCGGGAGCGTTGGCGGCACCGGCCATCATAATAGCCGCAGGGTTGAAGTTGCCCAGCAGTTCGTCCATGGACATGTCCAGGCCCTGCTGCTCCATATAAGAGCTCTGGGTAACGTCAGGCCAGGAGATCTCACGCACATCGTTGATGGGGTCGTTCATCATAACGACGCCACCGGGCACGTTGCGGACGAGGCCTGCCAAGTCAACCTCAACGCCGCGCTTGGCAAACCATTTCTTATTCAGTGCGAACTTGACGTTGTCAATGCGCTGATTTGCAATCTCGTTAATTTCGTCCTCAAGCCCTCGGGCCAGCGTGGGTACGCTGCTCGGCATAGGCTTGTGCGTCTCCAGAATGCAGGATCCAATGACGTAAGGACGTCGACCATGAAATACTACGTCCTTGAGTGGTACCGGATCAGTTAGTAGTCCGTATTCGCCAAGTGTGTAAAACTGATATTCTTCTCCATCGCGACGATGGATATGGCGCTGCACCCAGGCAATTTCGTAATCTCCAAGTGCGCGGGTGTCAGCACTTTGGGGATCTTCCTTGTTAGCGTTGCGGGCAATGCGTGTGCTGTCAAAGTTGCTGCTGGCCGTGGCAATGTTGATCGGTAGCGTCTTCCATTCTCCGCTATCCATCTTGGCCCTAATGTCCATGGCGTGCATGGGAATCAGATGAATGAAGTAGGGACTGGTACCTACTACGTCTACCCAACTGGCGGCAGGGTCAAAGCGCACGTTCTCAATTGGAATAAGGTCAATCTGCGGCTTGTCTACATTTTGTATTTCGTCGTAAAGCCAGTGCACGTGACCGCAAACTACGCCAGTGGTCTGCGCGTCTTGAATACCGCCCATCACCACTTGAAACCAGGGAATCGTACGAGTCAGCCGGTACTGGACAAGCTGCTTCATCACCTCGGCGCTAACGACCTGCGCCTTGTCCGACTGGTCGCCCGCCCCAATGCTCACCACATCCACATTGCTAAAGAATGCTGCTGCCGCAGCAGCCTCGTTCTTCCGGATTACGGAGCGAATTTTTGGTCGATACAGACGGCTCCGCTTTTCGTACGCCGGGGCGTTGTACTTGCTGTCCGACGGGTGCATGTTGTTAAATGCACGGATACTGTCTTCCCACGCCTTGCGCCAGTTACCGTCTACATAGCTGGTGCTGCTACGGAACGCACTCCGTGCACGCGACAGCCACTCATCTGGCCCAGAATCTTCGTCCGGATTACCGTTCTGCGCAGTGGGTGGAGTGTTGGTTCTGGCGATGTCGGAAATCATGTAGACTTATCCTGTAGCGTGAGCATCTCGCCGTTCCATGCGCCACGGGGTACGCCGCAGCGCTCAAGTAGTTCGCCCCCAGCGCGTACCACATTACGCTCTAACTCGCTGACGGTGGCAGCACGGTGTGCGTCTACCGTAAAGCCGTAGCGCCCATCATCAATTGCCATGTTCTTCACCACCAGCGTGCGGCCCGGAGCCCAGCCCACCATCCACACGTGTGCGGGGTAGTGGTTGCTGAGCACTTGCGCTGCCAGCTTGGCAATCAACTCCATCTGGCTATTCTCTGCGTCTCCAGCAGTGGAGTCGACAGTAGCAATGTCAGCAACAGAATTCATGGCACTTAGTGTAACAGGGCCAGGGGTGTCGCGCAAGGCGGAACTTCTTCAGTCATGGATGCTCACTAGAGCCCTGGTGAATCGCACCAGTACGATTGAAAAACTATAGCACTTACGACGGTGAAAGCACAACCCACAACAGGGCTGTTTCATCCCAGCGATATGGCTGACCGTCTGTCGGATACGGCGCAGGCGCGGCCCAACGGCAGGTAGCTTCGTCAAGCACCCATGACGGATACGGTTGTGGCGGGATGAACGCATTACGCTGCGCGTCGTAACTAAACCCCACGCCTGCGTAGTTTTTACGGATGCTGCCGCTGTAGCTGGTCTGCACCCAGGTCGTATCAGCGCCGAACAGAGACTGGCAAAACGCAATGCCCTTGGCCTCAGACTCCGCGCCGTTGTCCAACAGTTCGTTGTTGTGAACCACAATTACTTGCGTGACCACGTTGTTTGCATCAAGCTGTGCGAAATGCGCCATGTTTTACCTCAAAACGTAATGGAACCGGAACCGGTCCATTTGTAGATACGGAACCCGCCGGCAACCGTAACAGTGGGGGAGCCGGTTGTGGAAGCGGCTGCGGGGAATGAATCAGCGTACCGCACAATGACAACGCCTGAGCCGCCGTTTCCGCCATCGTAGCCGCTGCCGCCTTGCCCCGCGCCACCGCCCCCACCGCCTGTGTTAGCCGTGCCGTTACTACCATCACCGCTGCTACCGCCATCACCTCCGCCGCCCGCGGCGCCCGCACCGTTTGAGGCGCCGCTTTGCGCTCCGCCGCCGCCGCCGCCAGCGTAGGTTACGGAAGCCCCAGACAAAGAATTAGCCGTTCCGTTGCCGCCATTACCACCAACGTCGTCACTTGTTCCAGAAGCATTTGTACCTACCGCGCTTGCGCCGCCGCCCCCGCCGCCGCCGCCAGGGTCGCCAATGCCCGTGCCCCCGCCGTTTCCGCCGCTGTTGCCCTGACCAGACGTACCGGCTACGCCAAGATTGCCCCGGCCACCGCCACCGCCACCAGAGCCGCCCGTGCGGCCATTACTGCCCGCCCCGCCACCACCACCGCCTTTGGTTGCGGTTATGGTGGAAAAAACAGAGTCGTTTCCGTCTGCGCCTTGGTTGTTTGCTGTACCGCCCGAACCACCACCGCCAACAGTTACGGTATACGAAACGCCAGTTAGGACACTGAGCGAAGACTGACGATAGCCGCCAGCCCCAGCACCGCCGCCGCCGCCGTCAGTGTTATCTGCCGCGCCGCCGCCACCGCCGCCCGCAACAACAAGATAGTCAACCGTGCGGGCTAAATTAGTACGGTTAAAAAGCCCAAACCCGCGAGCGGTTGCCGCGCCTGATGTAGCAATCAGTGGCATAAGCGGCTCCTTACTTGAACTGCGTTTGGGACGCAAGAACGGTAAACGCCGCGCTGCCAGTTTTTATGATGGTGTACACATAGGCGTCGATTCCCGACACGTTGCCTGCGCTCCATGCCGTGCCACCTTGATACTTAGGCGTGACTGCACTGCCATCTACCTGCACCACGTTGTTGTAGTAGGCCGTAGCGCCCTGGGTTACCAAGAAGGCTACCGTCATGCATTGACCTGTACTCATTGCCGTGTTCAGGCTGGTGCCGCTAGATGCGCGGAAGTTCACCGTCCAGTTGGCTGAAGCGTTGGTCGTGTAGTACAGGACCGACTGCGTGGTCACATCGTAGTTAATCGTGCCCGTTGCAGCAGTGGCAGAGATGGTGCAAGTCTCGGCAACATCGTTTAAGACCATTGCCAGGGCGCTAGAAGACCCACTGAACGTCTGCGTAGCGGTAAACGTGTTTACGGACGTAGCAACTACGATATTGTTCGGCGTTATCAGGTTTGAAAGGTTTGCCATGCTATGTCCTTAGAACGTGATGGTGCCGGAGCCGGTCCATGAGTAAATCCGGAATCCGCCAGTAACGGTTATGGTTGGTGAGCCGGTTGTTGATGTTGCGGGTGAATACGAATCTGCGTAGCGGATGACGACGATACCGGAGCCGCCTGCGCCGCCGTTAGAACTTGTACCACCGCCACCGCCACCGCCACCCCCAGTATTAGTCGTACCGCTTGTTCCGGTGCTTGTAGCGTTACCGTCACCACCACCTCCAGAACCGCCAGTACCTGGAGTACCACCAGTGGCGTATGTTCCGGCCCCGCCGCCACCAGCGTAAGTAACAGATGCTCCAGAAATACTGGACGCAGAGCCGTTTCCGCCGTTGCCCCCGGTTGTACTTGTGCCGTTTCCGCCTGTCGCAGAAGCGCCACCACCACCGCCGCCACCATAATTTGGACTACTGTTTACGGCGGTCCCGCCGTTATTGCCCTGCCCTGCCGTGCCTGTACCAAAAGAGGACGCTTGATCATAGTTTGCGCCGCCGCCAGAACCACCATTTTTTCCGGGAGTTCTCGGAGATGCTTCCGCAGAGCCGCCAGCACCGCCACCTGTGGATGTTATGGTGCTAAAGACGGAGTTAGTACCATTAGATGGGGGCTGCGCAGCCGATCCGCCGCCACCAACAGTTACCGTAATTGCAGAACCAGAACTAACAGCAAATCCTGACGCTGTGCGGTAACCCCCCGCACCACCACCGCCTCCAGACCTGCCTCCACCGGCACCGCCGCCAGCAACAACAAGGTATTCAACGGTGGGTGGAGGCCCCAAAAGCCCGCCTTTCGCCCCAACAAACATCTGCATGATGCCTGTCATGTCACGTTCCCCGACACCACGCAGACGGTGCTGCTGATAAACAGAATGGTCGCCACGCCGCGTGTTGCAAGCGTCATCGTTGCCTTATCCGTGTCAGTACCAGCTATGTAGGCAGTCGTGATGCTGCAAGTGATCGTGATATTACCGGTCGTGTTGTTGAAGATGCTGATGGCATCTCCCTCGGCAAAAGTAGAGTCAGGGATTGTGATGCTGCCGCCAGAACCAACCTGCACATACTTGCCAACATCGTTCACACCAAGCGTGTACGTGCCCGTCTGTGTGCCAACCGCTGGGAGATTACGGAACCCCACTGTGAAGGTTTCGTTGGGAATCGTGACCGTGCGGTTAGCTGACAGCGTGGTTGGCGTGAGAGTGACAGCGTAAGACGATGTGCCGCCTGCTCGGCCAGCAATGATCACTGCGTCTTGCGTAGCCGCAGCTTGAACCGTCTGCGTTCCCGTGAACGTATTAACCGCGTTGGTGACTGCAATGTTTGCGCCAGCAAGCGTGGTGGCCCCTGTACCGCCGTTGGCGATAGGCAGCGTACCCGTCACGCCGGTAGTCAAACTGACGTCGGTGATCGTGTTGCTGGAGCCGCTGATGGTCTTGTTGGTCAGCGTCTGCGTGCCAGTGAGAGTTACCGCGTTCCCGCCGTTACCGCCAATCTGTGCGTAGATTTCCCACGTGGTGCCGTCATAGATCAACTGGACATTGGCCCCGGTGATATCACACACAAGATCCTGGGCAAGCCCGCCGATAGTCGATCCGTTTCGTCCAACCGTCAGATTGTTCGTGCCCCAGTTTGCCCCCGCATCAGCAACCACCACCTGTGCGCCTGTAGACGGGGTAGCGGGCAATGTGACTGTAAACGCACCGCCAGAAGTGTCTGTAAGGATGCCCTCTTTATCCGACGCCGTGTAGGTAGTCGTCTTGTAAACGTAAGTCAGCCCGCCCCCCGCTGCTGGCGCAGCAGAAGTCCAAGTAGTGCCGTTGGAAGTCAGCACGTTTCCGTTGGTCCCCGGCGCAACAACTTGGAAAGCCGAAGTGCCGTTGCCTAGAAGGACGTTGTTAGCTGTAAAAGTTGCCGCGCCTGTGCCGCCGCTGCCAACAGGCAGCGTGCCGGTAACTTCCGAAGTCAGGTTTACGTTGCCCGCCGTAAACGCTGATGTCCCGTTACCCTTGACCACGCCCGTGAGCGTTGCTGCTCCCGTGCCCCCGTAAGAAACGCCGATTTCGGTGCCTTTCCAGACACCTACACTGATTTCACCAAGGTCGTTAATCTGAACACCGGAGTTCTGGATGAGCTTGCCGGACGTACCATCAAACCGAACCACCGCGTTATCAGTGCTGGACGCTGGTCCGGTAACATCGCCGCCGCCAGCCCCACCGCTGGCCGCAATCGTGTAGTTAGGCCAAGAGCCCGTGATCGATACGTTTGTGCCCGCCGTCAGCGCGGGTGTAGCCGTACCGTTACCTCCGTTGCCAACAGGCAAAACGCCAGACACGCCGTTAGTCAGGCTGACGGCAGAGTTTTCCCAAAGTTGGGTGGTGCTATTGTAAACGAGTGTCTGCCCATTGGACGGCGTTTGTGCAGATACGTCATGCAGTTCATCAAGCTCGTAGCCGTTCTGAACTTTGACAAAAATCTTGCCATTAACGGGGTGTGCATATTCCACCACACCAACGTACACAAGGTGCGTGGGCGCGTACGGCTTGGTAGCAGTGACACCCCCCGCCACCGAACCACTTAGGTACAGTTGCTGCCCATCAGTGTACGCGGAGGTGTTGATGTTGGTGATTAGACCAATAGCCACCACGTAGCCCGTGGCGTTGTTGCCAATGTCCTCCCGAACCATGCCAAGCGTCTGGGCAGATGTGGCATCACTGGATGCAATCGCCCGCGACACCGTGGACGTCTGGCCCGTAGCTCCGGTGATGTACACCACGGTGCCCTTGGTCAGCGTGGTGCCGGTAGTGTTGCGCACCAGCACCACAACATCAGTTGTGTAGGCAGCTGACAGGTTCCGCGTAGTACCGGAGCCCGTAATGGCTACAGAACCATCAACCGATGTTAGTGTACTGATGGCACCCGCCGCTGGCGCTAGCGTAGACACCAGCGCCTTGCGCGTTACGGAACCGCTGGGCGTGGCTTGATCGACTATAAAATAGTCTTGTGCGGTGACGCTGCCCGCAACGGGTAAGTCTTTAATGCGCATGCTTCAAGGCTCCGACAAGTACAGTAACTCAGTGCTCGCGGCGTCACTGACCATGAGTGTTGTGTCCATATCTGGTACGCGGGGCATGTTAGCCTCATCAAACTCTAAGGGCACGACGTACTGCACCCCGTAGATGCCGGAGCGGGTGCGGTCAGTGCTGTCGAACTGGCGAGAGTTCCCAAACTCGTAGGCACCGTGGTCGGGAGCGTAGAACTCGCTGCCCCAAGCACGCTCCACCATCTGCTGCCAATTTATTGTGCCCGTGGTTACACGGTTGATTGGTTGACGCGCCATTGCCGTAGTATACCCCCAAAATTGAACTACACAAACTCCGGCTCGATGTAGCCCACCTCCCGCAGCGTGGGGGCGTGGGGCTCCATGTCGTAGATGCGGGACAGGGCGTCCACCAAGTCTTTGTTCCCCCCAAAGGGGAAGAAGTGTATCTGCAACCGTAGTTCCTTGCTCAGGTCGTAGATCTGATTAGACTCATCCTTGCGGCGGATTGGCCGTGCAATGCGGTGCGTGTAGCCGGTGTTCTGCGCCTTGCGCTGCGTGGTGGTGAGCTTGTCGTCCTCAGTGTCGTAGGGCAGATAGATGCGGTGGCTACGGATGTCGGGGCCCAGGCGCTGCACGCGGTCAGTCTTACTGCCCTCGCTGTCACGGGGCCACATCAGTTCCTCAATGGGGAAGTGTCCGCCCTCGTTGGGCTTCTGCATCTGCTCGCTAAAATAGTCCAAGTCAGCCTGAGCGCCAAATGCCTCGTAGCCCACTTTTATGTTCTGCACGCCGGGGGCACGCTTCCAGCGGTGGTACATCTGGGCGGTGCGGGTCCAGCGCTCGCGCAGGTCCATCTTGTGGTTGAATCCGTCCAGTAGGTACTTGTTCAGCGCGTAGTCAACACCTACCACGGCAATAGCGGTCTTGGCGGAGCCCTTCTTCTTGCTGCGGGCGGGGTCAACCATGATGTAGACGTTCATCACCTCGGGGCGGACCTCGTAGGTGCGGAGGTCCTCCACGTTGAACATGCGCTGCTGGCCTGCCAGCGGGTTCTGCAACATCTGGCAAGAGATGGTAGCCTCGCCCTGGTCGCGGACCTTCTTGTCCCAAGTGTCCTGGGTAAACAGTACGGGCTTGCCGGTGATGGTGCCGTCGTCAGTGGCGGGGTGCATGCGCACGATTACTGACTTACGCTTGATAATCTCCTCGTACGTGTCGGCGTACGAGTACCGGGTGCCGATGTGCCACTTGCGCCCCCCGGCGGTGCCCAGGTTGTCGCTGAGTTCCCAGGCCTCGGTGGTCTTGGCGATCTGCTCCGGCGTGCTGACTGACTCGCGAGTGACAACGTCGTCATACACCATGAGTGCAAAGTGCTTTGACGTTGGCTGCCCGTCTACGAGGCCGTGGGCCTCAATGGTGTTCTCCTTGGGGTTGCTCTTGCGGCAGACGGTGATGCCATTGTCCAGTGACCAACTGGGTGCCTCGCGCTCCGGCGTTTGCCAGAATATGGTGGGGAACAGGCCCCGCAGGTCCGCGTT